AGGGGCAGAAGGTAGAACAGGGCTGTCTCAAGATAAAGCTACCTCTGCTTTAAATGAAATATTCGGAAAAATTCAAGCTGCTACGGCACATTTAGGCGGTAGGCAAGGTGGTGTTGGTACGTTGAATTGGGCGGATAGGATTAAAGCGTCAACATTTAAATCCCCAGAATGGAATTTAGCAAATCTTAGAGAAGGATTAGCAGAAGCTGAGAATCAGGTTGCTACCCGGAAAGACCTTTATGAAACCCGCACCAAAGAAAAATTCCCTTTGGGTAGTAGTGGTAAACATTTTGTAGTAAATCCTAAAACGGGTTTATTAGAGGAAAAATAGAATGCCTCATACGGTCACACTTCCTAATAATGATACGGCTGAATTTCCTGATAATTGGTCACAGGAACAAATTCAAGCTTCTATTGATAAACACTTAGGGATTGATAGAAGTACTCAACCAACAATCAATACAAATGCACCAAACCAAGGTGGAGTAAGTGGTGATTTTCGTTCAGGATGGGATAAAACTAAAGATGCTACTAGAATTGCTACAAATGATTTACTTTCTTTACCCGGTAAAGCGAATGATTTAGCAAATAAGGTAGTGAATGCTGCGCCTTCTGAAATCTCAGGTGCATTAATGGGTGGGAACATACGTGGCGCAGCAAATGTTGCTGTCGGTTTAGGAGAAATAGGGAGAGCTATTACAAATATTCCCAATACTGCCGAGGAATATTTGAAACACTTACGCCTATTACCAGAAGATCATAAAGATCGTATGCCACATTTTGAAACCTTTGGAGGGGAAAATGCGGTTAAAGAATTACTAGGTAAGTCTCAGCCGGGGGATGCTTTATTGCAAAATGCTATTCCTTTAGTTGGTGCAGGAAAGTTATTAAGTATTCCCATAAAAGCGGGCAAGAAAGTTATTGATAATCAACTTCTCGGCACAGATAAAAATGCTGCTTTACGAGATAAATTTCAGATTCCTATTCTGCAACAACAAGCCAAAACGAGTGCGGAAGAATATGAAAAAGCGAAGTCAGAACACGATATTGCAGTAAAAAATGCAAAGCAGGGTATTAGAGGTGCTGACCCTGATTTATTATTAAATGAGATGAATGCCAAAAAAGAAAGAGCAGAGCAGCTAGCGCGTGATGCCCAAGGTCTTGAGCATCAAATTAATAATGTCCCTTCTACGACTGATAAAACGCATATTGAAGATGCTGCTAAAGCGACTATGGCACGACAAGAGGCCGAAAAAGGCATTGATACGGCGCAAGCAGTACATGAATCGACAAAACAGACTGTTAAAGATACGGAAAATAAAATTTCCACGTTGTTAAATCGTGGCAAAGAGCATGATGTAGAGGCAGCGAGTCAAATTGAAGCTGCACAAGAGGAACGTCATAGTGCCATTACACAAAAATATAAAACGGTTGAAAAAAATTTAGTGGGAAAAGAGATTCCTCAAGATCACGCCGAAGCAATAAAAAGCAAATATGCTGAATTAAATGGCATTATCAAATCTGGTGGAATGCAATCAAAGGAAGCGCGCCAAATTGGTGTTGATATTGATAACCTTGAAAAAAACAAGAATATGACCGCCAATGAAGCCGTTGGCAAGCTTCAATCCGTCAAGCAATACGCTAGAGAAGCGCGTCAAAAAGCCTATGAACCCGGTATGAATCGTGAAGAACGAGATGAATGGAAAGCGCGATATAATGAATTAGATGATAAAGTTGATGAGCTTAGTAAAACTCTGGAAGATAATATTCCGGCGGAAGATGCTGTACTATTAAAGGAAGCTAACAAAGGTTGGCGTAACGAAGTCGTACCACTACAGAAAAATACTATCTATCAACGTATTCGCCATTATGGTCAAATGCCTGACAATATCATGAAGTCACTTCGTGGTAAGAATAAAGGAAATGTCATTCTTCGTAATATTATCCAAGGCGACCCTGAGATTGTTAAAAATGTTTTAGGACAACGTTATCGAACCCCGGCAGGCAAACAAGAAATTCACGAAGCGGCTACCTCAGGTGACGCTAGAACAAATAGTTATATTGATAAACTACCCGAATTAAAACCATTGCTTGATCATCGTGAAGCAGTAAACCAAGCGGTCGATGTCACTAAAAAACATATTGAAGATGCAACTCGCGCTTATGAAAAAGCCCGTGATTTTGAAAAAGAAGCTAAACAAAATGCGACCTCCACATCTAACCAACATGTTCAATATGATAGAGAACGAGATAAATTACAGAGAAAACTTACTGATCATTATGATGAAGTCAAAGCTCTGCAAAAACGCGCTCTTGAATTAGAAAAACAAATACCCGGCTTGCAGAAAGCGGCAATGCGCAAAAACCAAACATTAGCCCAGAAAAAAGCGGCTATGCAGGCACTTAAAGATGCAAAAAATGAGTACAAAGAAGCAAGTTATCGGCTACCATATGTAGGTAATATGATGAAAAAAGCCGTCATTAAAAGTTTAAAAACAATGAAGGGATTCTGATGCCAAATTATGTTCGCGGTGCAAGTCCTATCTGGTATTTCCCCAATGTAGTTGGCATGCAGCTTGATGATACGTATTGGGCTTTTTTCCTGACGAATGACCTACCTTATTTGCCCCAAGCGGTTTATCAAGATTTCCAAGCCTTGACTGTGTGGGCGAATGCCAAGGTTCAATTTCAGCCGGACGGCACATTACCCAATAACATCTTTTTTACTGAAGGGTTACCTTACCGTATTGAAATACGTAAAGGATTCACGCAACAAAGCCCTTTAATACGGCTAATTGAAAACTACATTGCGGGTGAAAGCAGTGATGAGCCTGTGGATGATGCAGCTTCTAGTTTAGAAAACCAATTTACCAATTCACAGTTTAGCCAAGTCTATTTTACGACACCAAATGTTATTACGGTGGCTGGAACATACAATATCGCGCCCGGTTGGTTTTTAGATTTAGTGGGTACAGGTACACCTACCTGTACGCTATCGCAATTAAATTTTTCTGGCATAGATGGTAATGAAATACCGAATTACCCCCCCACAGGTCTTGAGGTTAATGCTACAGGATGGTCTAGTGTTACTTTGCGCCAGCGATTAAAAAACAATGGTGCGCTATGGACGGGTAAATTCGTAGCTATATCCGTGACAGGACAATCGGGAAATGTTCCGCAAAATATTCAAGTGCTTTATATTCCTAATTCACCGGGTTTACCTCAAACATTGTTACAAGGTACATTAACACCGGCTAGTTTTACCACCTTAGCCAATCCTACGTTAATTAGTATTCCATCTTCTAATACGACGGATGCTAATGCTAATCCTCCTCCTTTTATTGATATAGCTTTTCAACTGCCAGCAACAGGTATTGTTCAGTTAACCAATTTCCAATTAACGGCTGATGCCAATGGTATTGTTCCTCTCTATCAGCAAGAAACGACAGAGCGCACGATTGATCATGAATTTAATGTTTATCGAAATTCCATTATTATTCAGCCAAAAAACTCTTTGCTAGCGGGTTGGAATTTTAGGCAAAATCCTTATCAATTTATTAATACATCAGCGACAGTAACATTAACTCCTACTCCTGTTTATGTGGCTGATCAAACAATTGCATCCTTTAGTGATAGTGGAAATGCAGTATTAAATATTACTCCTGGAAGTAGTACCATTCCTTTTGGTTGGTTGCAAATTACCGCATTGAATAATACTGTCGGGCAATTAATGATATTACAATATATTGATGGCGCAACTATCCGCGGATGGTGGGATTTTTTTGTATCTGTATTAGTGCGAGCGCGACTTATCAATACCTCTGGCACTTCCAATATTAAATTAAAATGTGTTTTATTTACTTGTAATGCTATTCCCGCTATTCTTAGTGCAGGCGATCCTATTACTGGATTTAATGCCGTGGGTGATCCTGTTTTTGCTCCGGCTTATACTGCCAGAACCCCTATGAGCAATACAGCTTTTCAAAATTCTCCTGCGTACCCATTACAAAATAATTTTGACCCCTTTGAGGCGGGAAATGTTTGTCCTGCTATGGCATTCAATAAAATTAATTTAGGTATTATTCCTAGTAGTGTGTCTTTTGCTACCTTGGGAGTCATGCTTTATACGGTGGGCAATTTAACATTGGGGGATTCTATTTTGTTGCAATCAGCAGCACTCGTACCCAATGAATTTGCTATTGATGATTCACCAAAAACATTTGATGAAGTCTTGCGTCAATGCCAATACTACTATGAAAAATCTTATGATGTCCTTTCTCTGCCGGGAACAGTCACGCTTCTTAATGCACCTACTTGTCAATTATCCTCGACGGTGGCAGAAGGATATGGATTGGATAGACCATTTAAAGTAACAAAAAGATCAGCCAGTGGAAGCGTTCCTACTGTGACATGGTATTCCACCTTAGATGGTTCCATTAATAATATTTCATTTGGCAACCCACCTGCTTCTAATGATGTTGTTTTATCTACTTCATATAACGGAACGAATTCTACGGGTATTCCAACTTTTACGACTCCTTTGGGAATTGGTATTGTGTTATCAGCACAATGGACAGCAGACGCACGTTTAGGTGTGTAAAGTGATCGTATGGATTTTTATAATTGCACTTTGAGAGGATAATGAAATTATGACTGAAATAACCGACTTATCTAGAAACACAAAGATAGCGTCTGATTTAACGCCGCAGTTTGCATTAGCCGCAACGACTCCTTTGAGTTATACGGTTCCGGGCGATTCCTCCAAACAATATGAAGCAGAATTTTCATTTCCTTCAACTGCTAGTGTATGGGTTGGATATAATACAACTCCTACGATTCCAACGGCTGGAACTATGACAGTGAATGCAAGAAGCACCCGAAATCCCACGTGCTGGTGGGTACGCGGAGGAGACGTATTAACTTTCATTAGCACAGCCATTGTAACGGATTGTGGAATAGCTCTTTATTATGTTAAGGCTTAAGTTTCATTGGGAAATTAAGTATGACAACTAATACACTCAAAATTAGTGAGATGCAACAATCCGCCCTAGCTAATGGTGATAATCTAGCTGGGATTCGCGCGGGTGAAAACTACCAATTAACAGAAAATAATGAAAGTGGCTATACTCCTATGCCACTGCAAGTGGTGACAGCATTAACTTTCCAGATGGCATCCAATAATGGTTATGTAGCTAATAATGTTAGTCCTATACAATTTACTCTTCCCCTCACATTCGCTGTGGGAGATGAGATAGCGGTTTCGAATGTAAATGGTGGATTTACCATTCTACAAAATGCAGGACAAAATATTATATTTGGAAATAAGCTTACTGGTGTAGGAGTAGTAGGCCATATTTCCTCAACAGCCGTAGGTGACCAGATATTATTAAAAGGCATTGTTGCTAATACGACTTTGCAAGTGTGGGGTGCGCCACAAGGTAATTTAACTTACGTTTAAGGGAGAATAAATTTCATGGCAACTAACAATAGTTTTAATCGAATAGCTGTCAGTGACGGACTCTATAGTCCTGCATCAACAGTAGGAACAGGAAATCCAAATGGAGCGGTAGCAGGGACAAAAGGCGATTTCTTTTTTGATACGTCAGGAGCCATCGGATATACATGTACTACTACAGGTAATACCACGGGTGCCGTATGGACTGCTGATGCGTCTGCGACTTCTTCTTTTACTTGGCAAAATACAACTACTACTACTCAAGCAATGGCCGTCCAGAATGGATATATTTCAAATAATGCAGCCCTGACTACTTTTACTTTACCTACAACTGGTGCAATAGGACAGCGAGTAGCAGTTGAAGGGGCTGGAGCCGGTGGCTGGACAATTGTTTATGGCACCGGACAATTAATTCATTTTGGTACTATAACCACTACTACGACTACCGGCAGTCTGTCTTCAACTAATCAATATGATGGTTGTGAATTAATATGTATTGTTGCGAACACTACCTGGAAAGTGAAAGCTGCTCCAAATGGAAATCTCACTTACGTATAAGGGATAAGTAATGGCAACCAACAATAATATTAATAATAATACTGACCTCCGTTTGAATACAATGGTGGGGATTAATGCTGGTAATACATCTATCACCGGAGCCGCCAACGTTGCAGTTGGTTCCAATGCTTTAAATGGACTAACTACTGGCACTAATAATGTGGCCATTGGTTATAATGGGTTAACTTCATTACTGACAGGAAGCCAAAATAGTGGAGTAGGATATAACTTTGCGCCCGCACTACTCTCTGGCAGTTCCAATATTTTCTTTGGATGGGGAGCGGGAAGTTCCTATACGAATGCCGAAAGTAGCAATATATTAGTGAATAATGCTGGGGTTGTAGGTGAAAATAATACCCTTCGTATCAGTGTTACTGGAACAGGTTCCCAACAGATTAGCAGGGCATTTATAGGTGGTATTTATAATGTCGCCCCAAGTGGTACTTATCAGTTTTCTTTGATAGGTAGTAACGATCAGGTTTTTGGAAGTATGACAGCCCCATCAGGAGGCACTTATCCATCAGCTACTTTCAGTGGTACTCAGTCGGAAACTGGTTGGACAGTACAAACCCCCACTACTGGATTTTCAATTACCTTAAGCGGCTCTGTCCATTGGACACCGTTAAATCCAGCAGGAACACTTGCTAGTGGCACAATTACGATGCCAACTGGGGTTGCTAATTTACGTTGTCTAGTTTCAACTACTCAAGCTATTACATCACTTACTGTAAATCCAGACGCAGGACATAGTATTTTAGGTGCGCCAAATTACCTCGCGGCTGGTTCATCATTTGAAATGATTTATGATGCTGCGATAACAACATGGTTGCCCTATGCTAGCGCTGGCAATAGCCCGGGTCGTTTATTGAATATTCAGGCTTTTGAAACCGCAGGTACTTTCACCTATACGCCGACTCATGGTATGGGTTCCATTGTTTATGATATGAGTGGTGCTGGCGGTGGCTCAGGTGGCGCTGCGGCCACCACAGGCTCTTGGAATGCTACAGCAGGTGGTGGGGGTGGTAATCGCATTACAGGTAAATTAACCGCCGCACAAGTAGGTACAACCGCTTCATTGATTATAGGAACTGGTGGAACAGCAGGTGCTGCCGGTAATAATAACGGTGGGAATGGGGGGGCAACTATATTTTCACCTGCCTCGGGTAGTATTGTTGCGAATGGAGGAATGGGTAGTTTGGGTTCTGCTGTTTATGCAGGTCCCGGGTTTAACTTTCTTCCTCCCGCAGCCGGTGGTGCAGTATCTGGTACTACGTCGGGAACTATTTATTCCAATCAAGGTGGTCAATCAGGCGGAATTGCATTGCAAGGTGGTTCGACTGCGGCAGGATATAGTGGATTTGGTGGTAATTCCAATTATGGCGCGGGTGGAGCGCCACTAGCCGGAGGGGCGGGAGCAGGAAATGCAGCAACAGGTAACGGTTCAGGAGGGGGTGGCTGTGTGGCAATCTCATCTAATGAAGCAGGAGCGCCGGGTGCTTCCGGTTGGATGTTTATTTATGAATATGAATAATCTTAGAATTAAGATTTGAATTTTTTACCGTAAAAATAAATATGATAAATCATTTTTCCTAATTCAAATAAAAATATAATCAATCCAGAAAAAAGAAAAGCTAAAAAATATTTCATTTATGATGCACAGAAATATTTACACCATTAATAGAATTAATATCATCTTGATGTTCGGACTCATTGATAATATTGAAAGTGACGTGAAGTTTTTTATCTTTGATACAGACGGTGATAGTACCGTCTGAATTCTTGGGAGCTTTCCAAATGACAGTGGATTCTCTTAGAATATCCAGCGCAATAATTTCAGTTCTTGGTTGATTAACCCCTGCCACTTCTACCTCGGTCTAAAACTCTATCGGCTTTACTATCAATTTTAGCTTTAGTGGAGCTGGAGATTTTACCTTTGTGTTCCATTTCGCTGGCGCGGGCTTTTGCATTAGCAGCATGAGATTTTGAATTAAGCGGGTACTTTCTCTCCTTCGGCATTCCAAATTCTTTCTTAGGAATTTTATTACGTTCTTTAGAAGTTAATTTACCCATTAGTCATCACTATCCGAATAGCGTTCCGTTTCAGTTCTTCCATATTTACCAGTCATACAAGCTTTACTTTTTTCAGCACTGATATTACGGTTCTCACGTCCCGGCACGGCTTCATTCGTGCGCTTGTCGTCAGGAAACCATTTATAACCGTCCATATTAGAACGTTTATCATACATAAAATAGTCCTCATAAAAATCCCCGCGCCGCCTTAATGATACAGCGCAGGGAAAACTTTTTTAATAGCGGTTATTTTTAGGCATATCCGCGCCGGGCTGAGTAGCGCGTTTTGCACCCTTCATTTCAACAGGGAATTTCTTGGTATTGGCAAGATCAGACATATCGTTATAACCCATATCTCTGTTCATCGAGTCAACATTTTCTGCTTGGATATTATCCTTCAAACTGTAATTTTCGCCTCTTACTTGTTTGACTTCTGACATAATATTTCTCCTTAAATTATTTAGTGCGCCAATTGGTAGGGGAAACGCCTAGAAAAATGGTAGTCGCCGCCGCCGCAACCGCTATAGACGCGTTCACGCCAAGAGCATTGATAGTATCGCCCACTGCTGGGAAAACATTAAGGCTATTAGCAGAAGTATTAGTAACAGTAACTGATTGACCGGCGACATTGGCGGGAAGAATAACTGAATCTCCCGTAGTTACTACAGTGGATACTGTATTAAAGCCGGGGGTTAATGGAGTTGCCCCGGTTTGGCCGCCGCCAGCTAAAGCAGTTAAGCCGTCATTGATTGATTGCCCCATCGGCTCAAGTGAAGTGAAATCTTGGGATATCTGAAACCAATAATTAACACCACCTAGCGTATTACCATCCGCATCTTGTGTACCACCCACATTAATCAACACATTATCGGTTTGTAACCACTGGAACGCGCCATTATTAGCGGCTTCAATATTGGTTTCTTGTGCAGTGATATATCCGGGTGCAGAGACTTCGCCAATGGTGTCGGGAGAAGTTGCAGTGATTGAAACTATACCGGGGTTTTCGCTCCATGCGCGATTAATCGAGATTATTGGCACTTTTTAATACTCCTTAATAAATGCAACAGACAAAAGTTTACCTATTGTATAACACATTTAATACAAGGGGATAGGGGAGAATTTCGATTTTAAAGGAAGTGGAACTAGGGTAAATTAGCAATCGCCAGACCATTAATCTACCCTATAAGGACGTTTCTCAGTGAAGAGAATACCAAAAAACCGCCGCAACTCGCAACAAAAAGAAGGTGCTTTCCTTTTACTCCCTCATAAAATAATAAATCATCCAGAGTTCTTAATCATGAATTGGGCTTCTCAAGCTTTATTAATTCATATAGGTAGCTTTCATAATGGAAGCAATAATGGTGATATTTCAATACCACATTCAATAATGAAATTAAGGGGATGGTCAAAAGGTTCATTAGCTGATGCTAAAAATGAATTACTAGAATACGACTGGATAAGATTAACCAGACAAGGTGGCAAAACTAAAATACCTTCACTTTATGCTTTAAGTTGGAAACCTATAGATGCTGATGTTAAACCATGCAAATTAGATATTAATGTTTCTAGCTATCGCCTTCGCAAGTTATGAATTTTTTACATAACCTTTGGTATATATCTATAAAGGGGTCTAAATAGCGACCTCAGAAATAATTAAAAAGTCCATAATAGACCTAAATAGCGACCTATTATTACAAAAAAATGATTATTAAAATTACAATAGCCCTATATAGCGACCTGTCTGTCCTAAATAGCGACCTGAAAATTTAATTTAAAAGGAAACTTTAATGATCGAAATTGAAGAAAAATATGAATACAAACTTGACTACATTATTTTTAATGATGATGAATTACTTATAGAAAAATGTCCCATAGAACATTTTGAATATACGATTAAATGGTTAAAAACTAGAGCTAAAGAATTACAAGAATTGCTAATAATAAAAAAATATTTAGATAAAAACTATGAGAAAGAAGAAGATGATTAAATGGAACACCCGCATTACTAACCTAGAGGGAAAATAACACGGGCAACCATTCTGTCAACATAAGGATATATTCACGGCAAAATTATAGTACACGCTGATAGGCATTGTATAGTTGTTCGTGGAAATCTGGCAGTTTTTGCAGGCATTGTAAAAGAATTTCACAATCGGCTAAGGCTCTGTGCGCCCCCTCATAATCAACGCCGTAATCTCTGGCAATATCCCGAAGTTTAAGACCTGAACTATTCCAGTAGAAGTTTGACTTGGTGCAGAGCCATTTTATATGTAAGCTTCTTTCTCTTAAAAATTCATTAGCTTCAATGAATTTCCTATCAAAAGGGGCATTATGGGCTATTACGATATCAGAATCTGCTAACAATAAATTTATTAAACCTAAAAAAGTTTCTTGTAGAACAGGATTAATTTTTTTGCAGGATTCAATGTCGATATTATTGATATGCGCTACAGGGTTAAATTCAGCATAAAGCAATCCTGCACCTTTGAATAAAACTGACTGAGTAGGAACGTTATACTGAATGACACCAATTTCTAACAACGAATGAAGCCGGGAGTCTAAACCCCCGGTTTCTGTATCCAGTATCAGAATGTTTTCAATTTCACTTTTGCTTTCCGCTAAAGGCTTTCTTTCGGTGTTCATATAATTCCTTGAGTTGTTCCTGTAAATTTTCAGGACATTCTCTTATAAGATCAGCCGCAATGTAAAGCGCATCTAGTGTATTTGCGCTTAATATTTGCTTTTTAATGTCTTTAAAGGCTTGAGGAAGGGCGTTTTGTTCCTCCTCTAATAGCTTTTCAGCTTGTTGCTCGTCAGCTATTTCGGCTTTGGTGGTTTCAATAGCTGCTGCAATAGTTTCAGCTTTCGCCGCTTTACCATTGGCTTTCTTGGCCTCTAAAATCGCTTTAACGCTATCGGCAGCTTGCGTGTTTTCGCCCATATCGAAAAATTGCTCGCGGGAGGCCATACCATCTTTAAGCGATTTATAGATGGCACCAAGGTCGATAACTTCCTCAACAATTGTAGCTTCCATTTTATGCTTCAATCGTTTTTCCAGTTCCGGTATTCCAATACCAAACTCAGCAAAGAGAGTAACCATTTTTCGAATACGATCAGCCAGGGGTTCTTTGGAACTTTTTAGGGTCTTATTGCATTGCTCCTCGGCAGCTTCTCGTATATCGCCGGGGATGACAGCAAAGATGCAGGCACGTTTGCGGCGCGCCCCCATGTTAGCAATAAGTTCATAGATATCTCGCTCACTGGTAAGCATCTTTGCGCCTTTCTTGGTATCGACAATATGGTTAACGGTAAAGATTTTTTCATCCTCCGCGCCAGTTTGTTTGTCAATGGCATAGGCTTTGGCCACTGAAAAGCCCTGACTACGGCTTATTTCAATCACCCCTGTTTTGATATGCCCCCAATTCTGCGCCAATACCTCGGCTAGTCGGATACTTGCCCCACGAACCATTGTGCCGCCTTTGGGATAGGCATAGAACGCCATTTCCGCTAAATGGATACGCTGGCATGAAGTCATAATATTAGCGAATGACTGATTCACGTTACGTGGAAAGCGTTGCGCCACAATGAAAGGAGCTTGCGCCTCGGCTATGGCGCGTGATTGTTCAATCTGAACTAATTCAGATGGCAACGCATTGGCTGGCAGTGTTTCAAAGCCATAATCACTAGCAACAGATAATTCTTGTCGTGGGTCACTCATGTTTTATACTCCGGGTTTAGCCCAAGCGGGCACTGAAATTGTGTTGGTAGGATAGGCAGGCCATAAATTTTTACTCATGCACTGCTTGATACCGATAAGGGCTTCTTTAAATTCATTGTTACCCTGCTTTAAGGCGGCTTCATCAATGGGATAAGGCACTGAGCAAAAGGGAGGTTCTTTCTCTATCGGTAAGTCAATAAAATGGCGCATATCAATCCCAATTGACTTAAGCCCTAGATGAATCATTGCCATTTGAATGTGATAACCTTCGTTATAGAAATCACGTTGAAAGGAATGAAAACTTGCATCCTTTGTGGTCTTTAAATCAACTATGAAATTATCGTGCCAAATATCAGGACGGCATTTGCATAGTAAGCCCGTGTCCTCATCTACCCAATAAATCGACTTCTCATAGCGCGCCCCTTCAATCAATTCACGGGTTTCCTCGTCAGCTAAAAGAGATTTGTGCATCAGCTTTAACTCATCTAAATCGGATTTTGAGATAGCCGTTTTTCCAAGGGCGAAGGCTTTAAAGGATTTAATCGCGTCTGCACGTTTCGCTTTTTCAGCAGCTAGAGCGACCTTAGCTTTGGCATACGCTTCTTTGCCAACAGCAGCGACTTTTGGTAATTCTGGCAGCTTTGGGGGCTTCTCCATCTTGACGACATATTCACGGTCAAACTTTTCAGGCTCTAAGACCATGGCATGAAACGCCGTGCCTAAATCCATTTGAGCCGTAGCCTCTTTTGCTACATATTCAGGGTTTAAATATCTGTGCCAAAACTTCTTTGGGCATTTCTTAAACTCTTTAATCGCTGAACGGGATATCCCCGCACTGGCGTGATATTCCGCATTCGATATATCAACGACACCCCGGTACTCTCTTTTTTCACTCATTGGTCAATCCTCTAGGTTAATGTTACGGTTTAAAATGGAATGTTATATCTTTGGGAAACCAGTCTGGTCTTAGATCATGTGGTTTCACCCCAAAATACCGGGCGAAGGCTACCACAGCCGTCACTCGTATTTTGGTCAAGCCATGAAGCCAGCGCGAAATATCGCCCGGGTCTTCATTTATCTCACGCGCCATATGACGAATGGATTCATGCTTTGCTAATACTTCCCTGATTTTTTGCTGTGATTTTTCTAATTGCTCTTTTGTCATTGCTGCCATATTGTCTTTCACTCCTAATAATCTGTGGTTATCATACCTTCAAAATGTTGTTGAGTCAACACAAGTAGAAAAGTATTGCATTCTCTCAACAGGACATTTATAATTTGCGTCAACTTCAACAAAGGAGCATACCAAGTGAATAATCAATTAACGACAGATGATTTTATTGACTCTCAATTAAAGCAATTCAATGTGACAGATCAAGCAATTCAGAAACTAAAAGACGAATACTTTGATTTGAATATTAAAGGCATTGACGACAAGGAAGGCTACAATGTTGTCAAAGCAGCGCGATTGCATGTTAGATCATTCCGCACCGAGCTTGAAGAAAAGCGCAAAGAGTTAGTTGAAAACCCCATGCGTATCAAGCAGGCCATTGACAATGAAGCCAAACGCCGCCGCGAGCAGCTAGAAGAAATTGAATCCCACCTAAAAGAAAAAGAATTGGAATATGAGCTAGAAGTTAAGCGGTTGAAGGATGAGCAAGATAGACTTGAACGTGAGCGCGTAAAAGAATTAGAAATTCGTACCCAAAAAAGAATTCAACAACTTTATTTAACTGGATTCCAATTAAATGGCGCAATTTATCAAGCAATTTATATTAATCATATCAGTGAATATTCCTTAGATTTTATTAAAGATAGCGATGATAAAACATGGGAACATTCATTTAATTTAGATGTAGTTCGATTCGAAGAATTCAAAAAACAGAAAGAAGAAAAAGCTTTAGCCGAAGCCGAAGAAAAACGCATAGCCGAGATTGCCAGACAGGAAATAGCAAAACAACGTCAAGAGGAAGCCGATAGACAAGCTCAAAAGATAAGAGAGCAGCATGAGTTTGAACAAAAAGTCAAACAAGAAGAATTTGAAAACCAACAACAGTTATTAGCGAAACAAAAAGCACAATTAGATGAAGAACAAAAACTTTTGAAAGCAGCGCAAGTGGAAGCGGCTAAAGAAAATGAAAAGCTTAAAATTGAGAATGCAAAATTAGTTGAGGCGCAAAAAAATCTGGAAGCGGTTAAACCAAAATCTAAAATTAAAAAGCCAAAGAAAGATGATGAGCCAATTTTAAGTTTGTACGATGAATGTATAAGAGAATGGGAAATCCTTGTTCCAGAAAAATTTAAAGATTGTTGCGAATGGGAAGATATAGCTCTTATCTTTAAAATATTTACTGAAAAATGTGCGAAGCATTGTCTAGACTTAGACTTCAAGCAAGCAGCATTGAAGTTAGTGGAGAAATAAAATGAGTAACTTTTGGGATAATTTGGCATGTAAAAAACATGGAAATAATTATGATATTTATTGCGTTGAATGTTTTGCAATAGTCAATTCATATGGTTTAAATCCAAATATAAAGGAAAAAATTTTCTTTTGTGATGAACATAATTGGAGAAGTACAAAAAGAACATGTCCTTTTCATCCTAATTTATCAACAAGATTTGTTTTTGAAAAAGGCAATCCACAAAATTTTAAACGCATAAAGGAAACCAAAATGAAAACCAAACCATTCAATTTAGAAGAAGCGTTAGCCGGAAAACCTTGTGTAACTCGCGAAGGTAAAAAAGTTTTACAAGTTCATCGTTGGAAAAATGGCTACATTGCATACGTTCTTGAAGAAGATAATGGAATGTTTTCAATTGATCAATGTGGTAAATACAAAAACCAACATGCTCCTCATTTAGATTTATTCATGCTAGTTGAGCCGCAGGTTTATTGCATTGGTCTTATGGAAATAAATTATGATCAAAGAATAAAATGTACGGGTGCTTATTTAAAAGAAAGATTTGACAAAATATATGATCGGGAAACATTTATGAAAATCATTGAATTCACCTTAGACGAAGATGAATTTAAGGAAGTGGAGTCATGAAAATTGATATTCGTAAAGTAAAAAAAACGCATCCATTCACTCAGGCGTTTGATTATTACTATGAGTTTAGCGTGGATGGTACGCCTATATTTTTTCTTAGCACAAGTTTGTTTGAACAAGGTGAATTAGAAATTGTGGCAGGCTTGGAGAAGCTAGCGAATCATATTGAAAAACTTCCCACGTTGCCCTACCCATTTAATGATAAACAATTGGAGCATAAAAAAAATGAGACTTCTAAAGAAATTTGGGTGGTATCAATTCCCTGTTCTAAGAACTATAAGGGCTTACCACTGAAAGACTTTAGAGCGTTTGACGATTATGATTTGGCGCAACGCTTTATTGAAACGAATATGGGTGCGGAGTTGCACCTGTCTAAAATTGACCTTTATGAGAAGAAAAATTTATGAATGATAAATGTGAGAACTGTGAATCAGAATTTACGGACTTAGAACAAAAGTCAAAAGAACAAGATGGTGCTAAAATTTGGTATTGTTATGAGTGCATCGGAGATGGTGAATTTACGGAGCATGGAAATTATGTACGCTTGGTTAATTTTTTAAAAGAAATTGTGAATATTGAAAAAATTAACATTCCTAAAGGCTATTCTTTGCAAAATAAAGCTATTTATTTGCTCAATTCTATTGGAGAAATAGATTATTTTAAATGTCATGAATGTCAAAAGAAAATTAAACTTTAATACATTATTCCAGTTATAACTATTACTGGAAATATGACCATTACCTTTTACTCAAACTTAAGGAAAAACTGATGCAAAAATCACTACCTATTACGATTGACCTTTTAACAGTCGATGGAGACCGTAACCCAGTTGATGGCATTTTGCAATTCAATTTAGGAGGCAAGAAGTACTTTAGTATGGAAACGCAATTTTTGCGCCGTGCAACTGCGCCAGAGATTGCTAATGCCCTGCTAGAACACAACCAGTATCTAATTGACTCCTTCATGAAAAAGCAGCGCGAGCTTTTGGACGCCTCCAAAAATGATAGGGAGATGGCACAATGAATGAGCTTAAAGATGATAATTTGCAGATAACTTTTATTAAACAATTTGTGAATAATGAATATTTACTCTTATTCAAAACTTTAACACGATGGTTGCCTATTTCAGCCGAAGATATAGGAAACACAGCCAATCCTACGGCCGTTTTAAATATATCATCCATTAGAGCATTGCGTGATTTTTTAAGTAATTTACTACCTGAAATGGAGACAAATAAAGATGAGCATGACCAAAATTGGTAACATTCCCGCGTTATTTTTAATTTTAGGCCAAAGCAATCGTGGTCAATTTCAAATGGGTTTCCGTAGCCAAGGTGACACGATTAAACTTAATGCCGTGGATAATACCAAGTTTGGTGATGAATACCCTAGCTGCTACATTGAAGCCGATGAAATACAAAAACTACTCGAATTTTTAAAATCTAACTATCAAGGATTAATACATGACGGACGAACAGAAAGCGCAAGAAATGGAGAAATTGTCAAAGAAGGCTATTTACTTAGCAGGGAAATTGTTCCAGACAATGAATGCTAAGATCAATCATTTTAATAACACCATGGGAAAAGAGGAAGCTGGGTATATTGCCATGATCACACTCGGCGTTTTCTTGAAAAAAATGACAAAATGGATGTTTAAGGATATGCCACTTGATATGCAAAAAGAATTCATTACTGACATTGCTAAAGAAGCTAATACAATTTTAGACAAAGAATTTAAGGATGGCTTGCAATGACACAGGAAGAAATTTTGAAACTTTACACTAGCTTTGAAACATCCACAAAACTGAAAGAATTAGGCTTCGACTATCCTGACAATTACCAATGCTGGTATCAATTTGATGGTGATATTGACCCTAGAATAGCCAACAAACTCCGGGGTTATCTGCATCCCGGCGAAAATCTTTGCGAGGCATATAATGCGGAATTCTTGATTGATAAACTTCCTAATGGTGCTTACATAAAAAAATGTGAAGATTCTTATTCAGTAAATTATGATAAATTTTTTGAGCATGATGGATTTTATAATACTTTTCACTCTATCTTAGTTGAAGCAATAGCTTGGTTTATTATAGGGGAAATACGAGAAAAAAGGATGGAAGTACCAAAATGACCATACTTGGCTGGATAAGTAAAGACTACGATACTAAAGATTGTAAGCTGATTTATAGGGTAAAGTCAGATAAGCCCGTCTCACACCGTGAAATATTCTCATTTGATGACTTTGGTTCGTGGGTCACATGTCATTCAATTGGATGCAGGAAGATTGAAACGGTTTATGGTGACACGCCATATTCGTTCTACGAGGTAACGGGTGAGGTAACTGACGTACACAATAAAGTTAGCACCCCCAAAAAAACCAAAGAATGGCGCAGGATTATAGGAATTCGATAATGAAATTCACAAAACTAAAAAATTGGTTTAGCCCAGCTATTAAGATAGCTTCCGTACCATGTCGAGAAATTCCGTATCCTAGTAATTACAAAGACATTATAAATACTTCCCAATTCAGAGAGGCGATTCAAAATTATTCTGATTATTGGGAAATGTTAGGTTATAAAAAAGAACAAATAATGCCTTTTGTTATTCGACATTCAGTATTTCTTTCATTGATGGATGAATTTTTTATTAAGACTGAGACACAATATGACCGTAACAGTAATATGATATTTAGTTATGGTGCAGTCAATGTGCTAGCCATTCCAGATAGGTTTTTTGTACTATTATGAAAAATTTTCAACAATGATAAGAGAGTAGTGCTGGTATGAAAATTCAAAAATTAATAGTTGCCCCCACTTATTTTGATCAGGTTATTTGTCAGGGCGATATTTTGGAAATTGCCTACTTAACGCTATTAGTTAAGTTGTGCTTTTTTAGACAAGGTAGATGGATTCTAGGGGTGCAGTTATTGAATGAACGAAAAGGCAAGAATGAAGCCGCACCAGAAACATTATTGATACGGCCTCCCTTGATTTAGCATTCTTTCTTTTCGCCCTTCATGCCTTTCTTCTTGGCTTTTTTCTTACCCATGGCTTCGATTCCTTAAGGTTAATTTACATACAAGAAATTACTTTTTAACAAAGGATTGACAATTTAGCAAGAAGATATTAATGGTACAAAATTGATCATATTGTATACTTAATATTCTTTTATGAAATCCCCTATTTTTTAAGGTTCAAATAACACTCTGATTGACTTACCCATAGGGTTATCCACAGAAACTGTTTGTAACTTTTTTGTTCCACGCGTGAAACATTTTAATAATATTACAAAAATATTTAAAAGAGGTAAAAAAACAAAATGAACAATAACATTTCAGTAGCAATTTTATCAGAAGAATTAGCAAAATCTATTTGGGTAGATTATCACGATAAAAATATCACTTTGCTTACAAGGGAAATATTAGCGAAAAATTATAATTTGACCTATCGCAGAATCAATAAGGCCATAAAAATTTTAAAAGACAAAGGTCTTGTTTATTTTATACATACAAGTAATGAAAGCGGACTATTGAATCCACAAGAGATATTTTTTTATCAAGGTAAAAGATATCAGGATGAAAAAAAAGAGGAAAGGGTAATAAAATGAAGTAGTATTCTAAGTTTACTCCCGCCAGCAAAGCTCTAACTTTAGGCAGGCGGGTTCAATTCCATTTAACAGGTAGTGCAATTTTAAGGGATTTTAAAGGAATCTCAAGCTTTTTTGCACTCCGCGAAGGAGAAATTTTAATGCAACATCATTTTGATATTGAACTAGCAAAAGAATATGGCATGAACGTAGCAGTATTTCTGGATAATCTTTCCTTTTGGATCGTTAAAAATCAGGCAAATAATAAACATTGTCATGATGGCAGATATTGGACTTATAACTCAGTAGATGCCTTTGTTGAACTGTTTCCTTATTGGTCAAAAAAACAAATAGAAGGTATGCTTTCAAAGTGTAAAGAATTCGGTCTAATTCAAACAGGTAACTACAATCTTACACCATATGACCGGACAAATTGGTACGCTTTAACTGATTTTGGACATAAGTTATTGAATGTACCCATTTCCCCAAAAGGGGAAATGGAAATCCTAGAAAACGGAAATCAATTTCCTCAAAAGGGGAAACCTATACCAGATACTAAACCAGATACTAACCATATATTAAATACTCCCCAAACCCCTCTTTCTAAAAATGATATTGAGCTACCCACATGGTTGCCCAAAAATGATTGGAAAGATTTTGTCGAACACCGAAAATACATCAAAGCCCCGCTCAGCGACAACGCAGCCAAGCGCGCCATTAAATCCTTGGAGAGCTTGAGGCACAAAGGGCACAATATCTCCAAGGTGATTGACCAGAGCATTGTGAATGGCTGGAAAGGTTTATTTGCCGTTAAGACCACCGAGCATAGCGCACCACAGAAAAAAATGACCAAATCAGAAATTCATTGGAATTCCGTCAAAGGCTCACTAAAAGGAACAAAATATGACCCAGAATGTAACCCTTCACTCGACCCATTCCACAAAGGCTCTTATTGATTTTTTATTTGTAAGGCTTGCTGGCATGTACGGTTATTCATGGACTTCTATGCACCCGGACAGTGCATCATGGGAAGTAATGAAAGATACATGGGCTTTTCATATAAAAAACTATTCTGCGGATGTTTTAGCAAAGGCTATGGAAGATTTAGTTAATTTGGGGGAAGAATTTCCTCCCAATTTAATTAAATTTGTAAAATTATGTAATAAACATTCTGGAATACCTACCGAAGAAGAATGTTACAAAGCCGCATTGAAAAGAGATTTTGAGTTATCTCTAACCCAACAATGTTTCGATAAAATTGGCGATTGGAAGTTTAAAACCTCAAATGAAAAAGATTTACGCAAAGACTTCCATGAAGTCTACATTGAAGAAATAGCAAATTTTTATCGTAATCATGGAAAAGAAAAATCAATTGAGCATGATGAACCCACCTATACCGAAGAAAAGAAAAATTTTGAGGGCATAAAAACTCAAATGCCCGATGACCTAAGAGAATTAACCAAAAAAATGGAAGAAAAAGCCTTACTCTACAGGAAGAAAAAATAATGACCCCCATTGACGAAAACAAGATGGATAATCTTATCAAGCTGCAAGAGGGATTGCGGTTAAAACCCTACACGGACACCACAGGCAATCTTAGCATTGGCTATGGACGCAACCTTACCCGAGATGGGATTAGCCAAGCCGAAGCCACTATGATGTTTCAGGATGATGTTGCGTCCGTGGAGCGTGAGCTTTCTTTGAATGCGCCATGGTACACGCAATTGAATGACGCTAGACAATCTGTATTAATTAACATCACGTACAATGAGGGTATTGGTGGTTTAATGCAATTCAAGGACATGCTGCGCGCGCTGGAAGCTGGAAATTTTGAGGAAGCTTCCAAGCAGCTACTGGACAGTCTAGCTGACAAACAGTTACCATCCCGCTACAACAAATTGGCGTATATCTTAGAAACGGGTATTTTGTAATCAGGGAGTTCAGAAAATGAGTTTTGAAACCGCAGCAAAAGATGTTGCAGCAAAAGCGAAAGGTTATGCGGAGAAATTCCTAGGTTGGCTGGAACAGCATTTCGAAGATAAGAGCGAAACGACCACCAAAGCCAATTCTAGCCCCGTGACGGCTTCTAAATCGCAAGCGGGTACGTCAACCCCTCCCGCGCCTCCGCCAACGCCTCCTAGCTCTCCTGCTGCGTCTTGAATGCGGATATTGTTTTATGGTTTGTGGTGACATTGCATTGGCTGAACGAAAACACGGTACGAAGCGACTAGCCACTTACCACCAGTTTATTGCGGAATAGAGAAAAAGTATCTCGTGAGTCTCATAAGCTCAAGTTATCGGTGCAATTCCGGTTTCCGCTACCAGTTTAATGCTGACACAAGCACCATTGGAGTTGGTGCAGGGTTCGTGTGCAGACACTCCCTCCCTTGGCTATTGCACGATGCTAGCTATGACAAATGCAATGTCTGCTGAAAGGGTAGTGGGTTCGAATCCCACATGTCGGCTTACCATTTACTACTAATATGGTGGTTTAGGATGATTTTTGGTTAGTGGCTGCAACTTGCTTTTTAACAATATTTACCCAACCACGGCATTCTTTAAGGTCGATTACGTATGCTTTTGCTCGAACGTCATCAGGTGTTTTGGTTGTTAACGCTCTGGTTTGCAATGCTGGCAGAGGAGGTAATGTTACTACGGGACAATCATAAGCTAACGGCACAGCTTTCGGAGTGCATGAGCATAGTAATAGTACAACCCCTATGAAAATGATTTTCATTTATGTTTTGCCTTTTTGCTTTGCGCCTCTAATACCATCCAGTCCATTGCCTTTTGGCACTCTGGCGAAACCGTCTGTTTTTCAATGGTCTGAATATGATTAGACAGTAAAACCTCCTGACTGTCGGCTTTCTTTTGGGCGGTAGCTGCTTGTGCTATTGCTAAAGTGGATTGCGCCTTGAGCGAAATTATCTGCGCTGCATTTTGTTCTACTTCAGTAGTCAATATTGTTATTTCATGTTTTTGCCCAGCAAATACCAGCAAAGCAACAATGAAAATTCCCCCAGCAGTTAATCCTAAAATTCCTGTTAAATTCATTGTTCGCCCTTTTCATTATTGTCAAATCTTGCCAATGGCTGCGAGGTGTCTTTTATCCGCATGTTCATGCTAAATGCTACCGCTATAACACTTATTCCCGTAGCATAATCTGTAGGCGACCAAGGATGCCCAAGATTGGCGGCTACTTCCGACAAGTGATCATAATAAATAAAACTCAGAGCCATCCACACGCGCCCTGAATCATAAGTACTATTATCTTTCCCTGTCAAAATATCATGAATTAACTTCACTACGCCATTAACGAGGCGATTGAATAATGACAGGGGGGTAATCGAGCTATTCATGTGAGCCTGTAGTTTTCTGTTAGTACCAATAAATAATCAATATAGACAATCAGCGTAGCTATCCCCATGAGCAATAGCAAGAGCAATGCGCTCTTAAACATCCAACCAAAAAAATCTTCAATCATTTCTTTTGTAATCCTTTTCATCGTTCAATCATCCTCATAAGGTGGTTTATATTCTAACTTGTACTTCGCCTCAATTTCTCTGGAGAGCATAATTAATGCAATGCTTTTTTGATCATTGGACTGACTTTTTTTATAAATATCCAGTCGCTTTTGTATGTGGTGCAATATCTCTTGTATCACCTCTTTTTGCTTTTTGGTATAACCCTTCTTTTCATCCCGAGCAAAATAATTCATCTGATAAACCCTATTTCATCTTCATACGTTAATTCCTCAAGAGCATCCTCGTAATAGGATGTTTCTTCGTGGTCTTGCGTGTAGTCATCCTCTTCCATTATTTTATCCTCGGTAAAAATTTAGGGGGTGGTAAAATCTTTTTAGGTGAAGGTTGTCGGTGAGAAACTTCTTTTCTATCGGGAGCATCTAAATAACGGCTAGCACCTTTTTTCTTTTCCTCCTCCAACCACATCAAAGCTTCTCTTATTTTTATGATAATCTTCTCCATCTCAAAAGTTTCAATAGACCGTTCGGCAAATTCTAATGCCCCTCTCAAGCCTAATTCTATTTCTTGATCGTGTGAGGTGCGGTAATGGGTCATGGCTTATCCTCGAAATATTTCACTAAATTTTCTAAGGACTCAGCAATTCTTTTAAGTTGCTCTACTTTAGCAATCTCCCATATTTCTTTAACTTTTACAGGCAATTCTCTCGCAATTCTAGAATCTAAAGCTTCATAAAGTTTTTCAGTAGCTTTGAATTCTTTTATTTGTTCAACCGTTTTCATTTAACGTATCCTCGGAGTCGATGAATTCTAAAATTTCTTCAAACGCTTCTTGTTTAGCATCATAAAATCTATAACTATCATCATATTTCTTTTTTCTAGCTCTACAAAGAATTGATTGTCCTATTGCAAAGTCTTTTATCTGCTCGGCGGTTTTCATTCGATAAATCCTTTGAGTTAATAAAATCAATCATCATTTCCATGCACTTAGCTCTAACCATATATCTGACCGTGCTCTCTAAATCAATATCTGTATTTCTTTCAGAATTTTTGTAAAACGCTAATTGCGTTAAGCAAAATTCTTTTATTTCTTCATTGCTTCTCATTCGGGGCTTCCTCGATGAAGTTTAATATTGCGCTGCATTGATCATGGCAACCTTGTTGATAATATTTTTCCTCTTTTAATTTGCGTTTAACATAATCAGCAATAATTCTCATTGCTAGATTCTGTTCTTTCATAATGAATTGCTTGATTTCTTCAACTGTTTTCATTGATATCATCCAGTAAGTAATTCAATTCGTCATAAGCACCTAGATCATAAGAGTAACCTTGATTGTTTGTGCCGCAAAGTTTTTGCGTTTCTTTCATATTCTCTAAGAGAGTTTCTTTGCGCTCGGCAATTATCTCTAGGATTTCTTCAACTGTTTTCATCATATAAAGCACCTTATTAATCTGTTGTATTTTTCTTTTGTGTCATGTCCATCCCATTTGTATAACTTATCCGTTGGAAGTCTTGATAAAAGATTTTTTTCAGAATCATGAAAGTGCCACGTCATTTGAAGTTCACCTTTCTCAATAACAAGAACTGTGCGCCAGTCATCTTCCCAATCATCACCCACATGTTCAGCTACAAAAACGCGAAAGTTAGGATAAGCTATGTCTCTTATAAAATTGGCTAAAGCAGCAATGCACTTATTTCTTTCGCCATAGGCTTCATCTTTAATTTTAATTAATTCTTCAACTGTCTTGGTCATGTCAATATCAATCCCGCTATTAAACACAAAAGTAAAATTACAATAATAACAAAATTCAATATCTCTAAATAATCGTTATAGTGAGTAGTTGTATAACGGTCTAATGCAATATGCACTATCATTAAGACCAACATAAAAACATTAAATAGCTTCATTCGCCTATTTCCTCACTGTATTTGACCATGGCTTGAAAATAAGCTCTTACCCTTCCATTTTCGCATGACCAATATTGAAAGCCGCCTAAAGGTTGCCAACCATCGTCTATTAAGGCGTTAACTTTATCTTCTAAATTTTTACAACTTTCATTTGAACCGGCAATGGCATACTTAATTATCTTCTGCATACATCACCATTGGTTGACAATACAATATTATTTTTTCCCCTATCTGCAAAGTTAAGCTTCCAAAAGGTTGCCAACCTTGATTAATAAAAAACTTTGTATCACTAATTACTGCTAATTTGTCATCGCCATTTATTATTGTATAATCAATTATCTTTTGCATCGCTGGCCTCTTTATTTTCCATCAAATTAACTATCTCTCTATCCAGATCAGCTAACATTGTCCATTGGCCAAATAAAGCTGTTTTTGACATCTTCCTTATTAGAAGCCTTACTTCATTCATAGCGTTGCAGTAACTATTTTCGCTCATACAATGTTCATGATGATGTGTCATTCGCGTCCTCGCTGTCGATGTAGTCAAGTAATTTATTAAAATTATCAATAATTATTAAAGCATGATCTTTATCTTTCGTTAATTTGTATTTTGCGTTTACGAATCTATTCTGCTCTCTTGTTATTGTAAGATGTATATATTCTTTGACTTGCTCAATCGTTTTCAAAATATAATCTCCGTACAATAATGGGTTGTAAATTCTTTACAATATGAAAATTTACCTTTGCATTCGCAACATTCATCCTCGCCGTTTTCAGGCCATTCCCAACAATCAGAAAAAACATAACCACAGTGAGGGCAAGCAAAATTATCTTCTCTGAATTCATGATCAATCGTCTTCATAAGGGAAATATTTCCTTTTTTTACAAGAATTACATTCAATATATTTGCATCTTGCTCCAACATGATTGTCAAAAATAGAATCCCAATTATGACCTACAAAAAAACATAAGATTTTTTTAATCATTTTCATTTTTCTTTCTCCGGCGGCTCAGGAAGCGGTTGCCAATGGGATATTGGCATATCAAACTTTCCTCGTATGTTCATGTGGGCTGCTCCAATAATATTTTTTTAACTTCTTCCAGAATATTATTTATCTCTTGGATGGAATAAATCGTAACTTCAATACAATTTCCATAGGCTACTTCAAGTTTAATAGCTCGATCTCCACCTATTACTAATGGCTTTAATTTAATTAGTTTTAGTTCACGCATCGGGATGTTCCTCAGTTTCAAATCCTTCACAAAATTCGTGTTGGTCGCACGTATCACAACCAAGAAAGCAATCGTCCCATTGACAACGCCTCGTTATAATTTCTCCTCCACAACCTTTATGGATTAGCATTAGCTTTGTCCTCATCCGAGTCAATGTAGTCCATTAAATCTTTATAAATTGTAGTTTTATCAAAATGTCTTATTCTTTGATCATTTGTTAACTCTGTATCTTTCGCCCATGCAAGGTGATACTGCGCCTTTTCTTCAATAAACTTTTTAACTTGCTCTAGGGTTTTCATTTTTTCTCCTTGCACCAACTACAAAACATGATTAATAAAGCCACTACAACACCGCAGTATATAATATCTTTAAACACTCCTTGGACGCCTATATCAACATCAATTTTCCACACCCCTAGCACCAGCATAAAAACGAAATATTTGGCTGAATTGCTCATTTATATATCCCGCATCTAAGACAATGCCATTGACGATATGTTATTTGTATCCATTTATGACCGTTAACCAAACATATATAATTCATTTTTTAAATACCTTATTCGTAATTAACACGTAGTGATCACCATTGTACTTAATAAGCCACTGCGGGAAGCCTAGGAATCCGCAGTGGGGAAGTATTTCTATTTTTTTGTAGGGAAGTTGTTTAGCTACTCTATTAGCTTCCGCTTTGGTTCTAAAGCATTTGATAACGTCCATTTAGTAATACCTCTTGGGTAAGTTGGGTTTCCCTACGTTTGTACCGCGATATTTAATGGCACATGTTGCATGTTGCGTGCGCCATTGGCGTTTGTCTTGGCCTATTTCATTTTCGGGGATGCGCTCAAAGTGACCCGCACCGGGTTCAACGTACTGTCCGCACCGATAACACTTACCACCGTAACTATTTCGCATTGCGATACCTCGCAAGATCAAGGGGTTTCCAGTCCTCACCAGCTAGAGCAAGTCCATAAGACAAGCTATACCCTACCAATAAAGGCAGCATGTAAAAGGTATTGTAAAACCTCCACATCAAATAAACGAAGGTGAATGTGGATAGTAGGGCTAGCATAGATAATATGTCGCACAAGGTATGTCTGATCATGGGGTTTAACTCCTCTAGGTTAAAGTAAGCCCCCTTGCGGGGGCAGTTTGGTTAGGCACTCTTTAGCTTTCTCATTTCCTCTGTCAGCGTCCACAAGGCGCGGTTAAGCTTTGTGTTTTCGTCAATGCTATTCACGGCGCGCATACTCGTTCGTCTGTGACGACCGTTAGCATCCCGTGTCCAACCTGATTGACCACCTTTGATAATGTTCTCTTGAGCAATATTAAACGTGGTGAATAGGTCTGTGGCACCTACTTCCTGACGTCTACGAGCGCGGATTAATTGCTGCGGTTCAATCGCTGCACCCATATTGTCGCCTTCCTCAAAGCGGATAGCGTGAGCGGCACGGGCAAACGCCAATTGTTCCTCTGGCTGTAATCGAATCTCGCTCATTTCTTGCGCTGCCTCTAGCATGTGTGTAGCAGAATCCATGACTTCGTAGCTACCTTGAATCACGTTATCAATGATATTGCCTTGGTGGCGTACTCTGACCTCCTCATATTTATTGCCAGCCATCAAGCCATTAGTGCAGATCAAACGGAAAACCCCTGCTATCAATTTATAGGAGGAAAGACCGTCATGACTATTGATCAACACCAATTCAGGATACAAACCGCCCGAAACAGGTCTAGCGTCAACGTGACGAAAGCGCATTAAGTGTTTAGTGAAGCCTATCTTGTTTTCAAGGCGCGCCCGTGATTGAGTCACATATACAGGTTGAAAGCCTTCACCCATCAAGCCCTTGACCACCTCTATAGTAGAAATGTGTGTGTAACGGTCTGAAACGTGTTGCGCGCCATGTTCAGCAAATACAGACGGGGCTAACTCGTGAATACGGTCTAAGCTCAATGGAGCTAATGATTGAATATCTCTGCGAAAACTAATTGCATCAGCTTTACTAAACATCATAAATAATTCCTCTAGGTTAATGTAACGTTCAAACGTTAGACAATCCAACGTTGTAACAACAGAATATATTTTTTAGTGGGGGTTGTCAACACTAAAGTTAAAGGTAATTAACCTATTTATCAAAAAAGGGTTAATTACCTAAAAAGTTTCACTCTATGTATTTATAATGATAGTATACTTAATATACTGCCATTTTTTATTTAAGGGAATATCAATGACTTTCGCGCCAAAGGTAGGTGTACTCTGGTTGAGCGTGCTTTATTTGCTAATGACTCATGTTGTACATGTTCCCTTTGATATGTTCATTTGCATTATTCTAGCGGTGTTTATGATTATAACTTTGTTTGTGGACATTCCGGCTTAACGTGTGTACATTAATTGCACCTATAAGGGGTAGGTTAATATGAGCTTTAACCGCCGTCTTAAACCAAATCTCGGACAACCAGAATATAAACCTACTATTCATGAACGTGAAAAAGTCATGAATTTAGTGTTAGCGGGGTATACCCAAGATGAGATTGCTGAATACTATGATTGTGATGTAAGAACCATTCGTAAGCATTTTGAAAATGAGCTTGATAAAACCATGCGACACCGTGGTAGTCGAGTTGCCAATAAACTGTATAAAGTAGCTATGAGCGGGGATGTAAAAGCGTTAGAGCTATATTTGAAATGTAAGTTACAATGGCATAATTATAAGCCCCCCGAAAAAGACGATAAGCTCGACCAAGTAACATCATTATTACAGACTCTTGTTGATCAAAACAAGAACAAAACTGAATGAGGTTGCACGTAGAACATTATGGCAGCTAGCCCACAATTGACCGATGAATTGATCAACAATCTTAAGGATTTAAGATGGTTTGCTGAGAAGTTTTTCTATATTTCAGTGAAAGGCGCGGATGATGATGAAACCGCGCTAATACCTTTTAAGTTTAACACCGCGCAAATCTATTTACACAATAAGCTAGAGGCACAACTCAAAGCCACTGGGCGTGTGCGTGCGATTATCTGTAAAGGTAGGCAACAAGGCGTTAGTACGATGGTATCCGCAAGATTCTTTCACAAAGTTATAACTCGCAAGGGCTACAAAACTTTCATTATGACGCACCATGACTCAGCGACTAATAACCTATTTAACATGGTCAAGACGTACTTTGATAACTTGCCGCCGGGGTTGTGTCCTTATCCTGACAGACTCAACACGACTGAAATGTACTTCGATGTTTTCAAGGGTGGCTACAAGGTAGGCACGGCAGGCAGCAAAAAGGTAGGACGCTCTGATACTATTCAATTGCTGCATGGTTCAGAGGCGGGGCTTTGGGATAACACGGAAGAACATGCGACCGGGATTTTTCAAACCGTTGCGGACGTGGCGGGCACGGAAATTATCATTGAGAGTACTGCGCAGGGTATCGGCAATTGGTATCATAAAGAATGGGTTGCTGCGGTCGCGGGTGAATCTGAGTACATGGCTATATTCATTCCGTGGTACTGGCAGGCTGAATATACAGCCAGTGCAGAAGGGATGGAATTAACACAGGATGAGCGCGGTTTCATGCGCGCCTACTCTGCGGATGGTTTGACAATAGAGCATCTTGCATGGCGCAGGAATAAAATGCGTAACATGTCAAAAGACCCCGAACGCGCACTCGAATTATTTAGTCAAGAGTATCCATTTAATGCTAATGATGCGTTTCTTAATCCAGTTAAAAACACATTTATTCCTAGCAAATATGTTACCGCAGCGCGCAAACGCAAACTCAAAAGCGAATCAGGCATTGTGATAGGAGTTGACCCGGCTGACGATAAAGACGGTAGTGACCGCACAGCTATTATCTTTCGCCAAGGGCGCAAGGCATGGAATCTTAAAACTTACCGTAATCACAACACTATGCACATTTGCGGTAAGCTGGTTAACATGATTAAGAAATACGACCCAGTGAAAGTCTTTGTTGACTGTATTGGTATAGGTAAGGGCATAGTCGATAGAATGCAGGAAATGGGATATACACAGGTTGAAGGGATTAACGTGGCTCTAGACGCGCATGATAAAGAACACTTTACAGATCGTAGAGCGGAATTATGGAACGCTTGCGCCGACTGGCTCATGCAGGATATGCCCGTGGAAATTCCTGACAGTGATGAGTTACAGTCTGATTTATGCAGCGTGGGTTATGATGAGGATAGCTCTGGTAGATTACGTATCGAATCCAAAAAATCATTACGCAAACGTGGTATGCCAAGCCCAGACTGCGCTGACGCACTATTGCACACATTCGCAGCAGGCTATTACACTACCACCAAACTTAATCCAGTAAAAACACTACCTGTACATGCGAGGGGCAAGTTTATCTGATAATATAACAATCAAATCATTTCGTTACATGGAAGGGTTAAGTGAATGGATAGACCGGAATATACGACTGATAGTCCCAAAGCTCAAAAGTTACGACAACATGTCAAAAGATGGCGTGATGCGTGGCGCGAAAATGATAAGCATTACCATTACATGATGAGTTTTGTCATGGGCGATCAATGGGATCAGGACGAATTAGATAATTTTACGAAACGTAACAAGCAAGGTCTGACATTCAACAAGCTTGCGCCACTCGCTAACTATGTGATGGGGCAGCAACAACAAAATACTCCCAGCTTAAAATTAGAGGCAACTGATGATACGCCTCAGCCAGTAGTTGCTATTCGTCAAGCCATCGTATTAGATATCCTATTAAATTCTGATGCGAAATCCATTACCCAGAATTCATTTTTTCAAAAAACAGTAGGTGGTTATGGTGCTTATCGTGTAGGTACGGATTATGATAATGATTATAATTTTGATCAAGTAATGAAATTATATGACTTTGTTGACCCTACTAAATGCTTTTGGTCTTTAGACTGTGAACACAAAAACAAAATTGACAGCATGATTTCTGGCTATACCGTCAAGATGAGCCGCAAGAAAGTGCGCGCTTTGTGGGGTAGAGAAGTTGAATCAAATATTGGTATAGATCAGCAAGACAACGGCGCGAATGTATCAGTTGATGATCAGACGGATATGCCGTTAGAATTTTGGGATGATGAATCAGTTACGATTCTTTATGTGTATGAACGAAAATATAAGCCTTTTACGCTATGTGAATTATCCAACGGGAAAGCTTTACCTAAAAAAGAAGTGGATGCCTTACCTACATTTGAAGTCGATGGTAAAGAGTTTATTGATTACAATGGCGAACCTGTCAGAGTAGTGCGAACCCGAAAAGTATCGCGCTATAAGGTAGTAAATTCAATTTGGGCAGGTGATTATAAGATCGATGAGGTGCCATTTCATAGTCAATACTCTCCTATCATTTTTGAAGATCAGCGTTCTTACTATGATAAGAAAGGGCGCCAGATTACACGCTCATTTTTTGCCAATGCAAAGGATGCGCAACGTTATTTAAACTATATCAAAACGCAAAATGCTTATCTCCTAACTGTATTTCGCTATGATCAATTCCTTATATCGAAAGAGAATGCGCGTGGCACTGATACTAAGCAAATATGGGCTGACCCGACTGTCATTTTAGGCGCGCTCTATTATGATGAAGCCAAGTCTGGCAATATTCCACAGCAATTAAAACCACCGGAAATATCACAGTCTTTGATGCAGCAATATGATAGTACGCTGAATGATTTATCTTCTAGTACTGGAATATATGGCACGCAGTTAGGCCAAGGCGGTCAAGAAGTCTCTGGCGACGCAATAGATTCACGGCGCGAGACCGCTAGTTATAATACTCAAACACTATTCACTTCATCAAATCAAGCCTTGTGGGCTTGTGGCCTGATAGTAGATGATGCCATACCCCGTATTTATGATACTGAGCGCAAACTACGATTAAATATGCCAGACACGGGCGAGCAAACCATTACTATTAATAAACAAGGCGATGAGTACGGCGAAAACTTTGAAAATGATATTACCAAAGGGCGTTATAAATTACGGTTATTGCCCGGTAAATCTGTAGAAGGCCAAAAGCGGGAAGATCAAGAAACTATCGAGCTTATCCTACAAAAGAATCCTGAAACATTTAATCTGGTAGCTGACTTATTTATCGAAACACTGGAAAACTCGAAGTCTATTGAAATTAGAAACCGCCTGCGAGCCGCCCTAGTACCACCTGAGATTATTGAAGCAGGTAAGACTGGCAAACCGATACCACCCAAAGACCCACCTCCAAATCCTGAATTATTAAAAATCCAGCTTGAGATGATGAAAGCGCAACAAGATTTTACATTAGGTCAGCAAAAACTCATGCAAGAGCAGCACAAGATCGAGTCTCAGTCTCGCAAAGACGGTACTGATGCTGCCATTCAGTTAGGTCAATTACACCAACAAAGTGCTGAGCTTGAAGCGCGCTATGTGGAAACTGAGAAGAAACTACAGGCAGAGTTTGCCCGTATTCACGCCGATACCACACAAGGCCACCATGATAATTTAGCCAAGATTCTCACTCACAACACAGGCTTTTTGGACAAACCCAAAGAGGCTAAACCAACTTCTAAAAAATAGAGTTAACCATTTATGCCAAAAGTATTACAAAAGATTGACGATAATGATTTAGCGAATGAATTGGGTACGGTACCCACTGGCGAGGATATGATTGCATCCAGTGAAGATGGTGATACACCAGCAGAACAGAGCAAATCGACTAAAAATACGCGCACCGGGTTGCGTGGTGCATTGAAAAAGTCTGTTTTACACACGCCACAACCGCGCCAGAATGCCGATGATTATGGATATGACGATAAAGGCAACAAAGAACCCGATGAAGAAGTAGACCCAACCGATATTATTGACAATAAAGACCCGGATGATGATGAAGAACCCGATAACACAGATCAAGCTGCCAAAATTGATGAATATGGCAATGAAATAGTTCCAAAAGAAGAAAAGATGTACCCCGAATCAGAGGTCAATAAGATGATTCGTGAGCGTTTGGCTCGCGGCAATCATGGTCAAGCACCTACAGCGGCAGAAGTCGCCAAGGTAACGGAACAAGTCACACAAACTATGGATTCTGATTCAACTGAGGCTGATTGGGAGCGCGAACTAAGCAAAGTCGTTGATAAGATTGTAACGAACAAGTTGCAAGCTAAAGAACAAGAGCGAGTTCAATCACAACGTCAAGCCGATGAGGCAAAATGGCGTGAACAAGAAAGCCGTGTGCAGGCAGAATTTGAAGAAAAGTTTACAACAGGCATGGACAGGTATTCAGACTTTAAAACCGTGGTAAGTGATAAGCCCATTACGGATGCTATCATGGTGGGTATTCGTGGAATGCCAAACCCGGCAGCGTTTTTATATGCAGCGTGTAAGCAACAACCCAAAGAAATAGAACGCATTGCTGGCATTCAGGATTTCCCTACACAAATGCTGGAATTGGGCAGACTGGATGAAAAAATTCGTAAAGCGAACAATGTGACCAAATCAAGTAGACCACTATCTAATCATAAAGGTGATGTTAGTGATAAATTTGACGAATTACCAAAATTTGATGTAGACAGTGCCATTGAGAAAGATGCCCGTGTTAAACTAAATCAACGTCAAGGCAAGCGGCGTTAATCGTTTATTAACTTAAGGAGTACAATCTCATGGTAGCACCATTAAATAGTAAGCCAACGAAGTTACCCGGTGAATCGGAAGCGGATTATCAAAAACGTTTAAAAAATCCTACTGATAAAACTGCAAATAAAGCGCCTGAGAAAACTGATCAACATGATCCTGCCAGTTCAAAGTAAGTTATTGCAAATAAAATACAACAGGGTAGAATTAAATTCATCAATCGGTGTGTATTGTGGTAAGGGATTGCCGCCGAGTCTCTAGAGTTTTTAAGAAATGAATTTTTAGTTTTACCCTGCGTGTATTTATCCGTCCGCACGGAAATGTAAATAGACAGTGACATTTTGTCACCAACCTAAATCATTTTCCGGAGATGGATGCACCATGGCAAATTTATTTCAAACCACTAAATACGTTTTAAACGAAGTCTTTGTTCGCTACGTCAACTATTTAAACCTCGCAAAAGTTTCTAATCGTAATATTGAAGAAGATTTCCGCACGTTAAAATATGTGACCGGGCAAACGCTTAATTATCGTTTAGAAGAACGTTATGAAGGGGGCGAAGGTGCATCCGCTAAAACCGAAGCGGTAGTGCAAATCGTTAGACCACTTTCTATTACCAAGCAATTTCATACGATGGTAGGTTTCACAGGTTTTGATTTAACGTTTAATCGTGCCCGTGATAAACCATTCTTGGATATGATGTTAAACCCTCGCGCCAAAACCCTTGCAAATAAAGTGGAAAAGTTTATTGCTGATACCTTCCAGACTCAGATTTATCAAGCAGTCGGGACGCCGGGTGTGCCAATTGATTTTGGTACCATTACAATGGCTGATGCTTATATGACTGAACTTGGCATTCCCGAAGATGGAAACCGTTATGTAGCAATCCGTCCGACTACCAACGCTTTATTATCTACTTCGCTAGCCACTATCTTTAACAATACCGTGAATACGGGCGCGTTAATGGATGGTTTCATAGGTCACTTATCTGGGTTTGATTTCTTCAAGTCAAACTTCATGCGCCGTCACACGGCTGGTGTGGGTGGTGGTACGGCAGTCACACCTCCAACTGGTTTCTTGGATGGAGGACAGATTGCCAATGGCCCAATCACGGGTGGTAATACATTCGTATTAAATGGCGTCTTATCTAATCAATTGGTATTCCGTTTAGGGGATATTTTAGAAATTGATGACGCGAATTTAGTTTATATGATTAACCCACTGAACTATGAGCCTTTAGAACAACGCGCTCAATTCGTGGTAACAGCCGATGCCATCTCAACAGGTACAACGGTTACGGTTAATGTAAATCCAACTATTGTGACTACTGGGGCGCGCCGTAATATTAGCGCTCCCATTCCTAATGGTGCGCAAGTCTGGTTAAGTCAAAGTTTTAACCGTACTCTTGCATTTCATAATCAGGCTATTGTCTTTGCGGCTCCTCCTCTCACAGAATTACGTGGTGGGGTGGAAGCGGCTACAACCTTTTCTAACTTATACAAAATGTCTATTACCTACTCATTGGGTGCGGATATCAGAAATTACGAACAACTTGATCGTTTGGATATCGCGTGCGGTGTCGCAATCAATCCAGAGTTTGCCGTGATTATAAGATCGTAAAGGGTAGATAATAAAATTGATGGGAAATTCCTGTATCATGTATAGGATTTCCCCTTTTTATATACATAAGGACTTCCTCATATGAAGAAAACGACACAAATACCCTATAATGGAAAATGGATTAATCCAAAACACCTACGCGCATTCGTATATAAATTAAACAAATTACAGCAGACAGGATTTGATCAATTATTATGCGAAAATCATCGTGAATATATTGATGCACTGAATAAAGGGTGGTTTCATTCAAAAGAAGATGCCAAAGCCGCGCATAGTTTAGACGATGATAATGCAATGGAAGATGATTCTGAAATTTCCGATGATGGTTCAGAGGATATTGAAACCGTTCAAGATAAATTAGCTTCTGACAATTCCATGTTATCTACCTTGTTAGGCGGCAAGAAAAAACGCTCATTTAAATCCGACAAGGAATAATGCGCTATGCCAAATGTTTACAATGAATCGGTCAAAGAGTTTGTTAATGACTTTTATTCATTGATAAGCTCGCATAGCCCGACCGTTCCCTTGCATGGGTGGGATACGGCAACGGGTGTGAAAGTCATGAACCGTTTATTAAGATCATATAGCGGTACAGCACTCATGATCACTATTCCCAAGAAAATTCATTTTCCTATTGAGAATGGTACACAGTTTATTAACTTTGCCGCACCCGGCTTTACTGACCCTATCCCCGATGTTACCGAAGGCCGATTGGCTGAGATTCAAAACTTGTGGCTTAATCTTGATGGGGTTGACTATCCCATGGAAGTCATTAACCGTAATGTGTTCTATAGCACGGCGAAGTATTTTCCAATGCAAAGTTTGCCTTTAGTTGGCATTATTGATAATCAAACGAATTACACCAATCTTGAAATATGGCCGGGTGCATCTCAGTTCTATGAATTATGGATTTATGGGAAATTTGAACTAGCCTATATTTCTGAATCAATGGATATGAGTACACTTCCTGATTATTTTCTATTGTTCTTTGAATATGCGTGTGCCAAGTACACGGCATTCCACAAAGGGCGAGCTAAATCATGGACAAAGGAATTGGAAGATACCTATGAAGGGCTACGCTCTGATATTGTAGCCATTAGTCCAATCAATTTGGTAATTAAGCAAAGCAACGACAATATGTTAAATGGTGCGTATCGCGTTCGTGCGGGGATATAGCCCCTATGCCAGTCGTTGACCTTCCGATAATTACCTACTTCGACACGGCACGTTTTAAGCAGTTTAATCCTACCGATGCCGTCAATTGGACACTCAACCAAAGTGAGCTTGGCAAAAAGAAAGTCGCCATGTACCCTGAGATGGGCAGGCGGCACGTTCGTTATTTAAATGAGAATAAGCTGGTCTTTGGTGCTGAACCCCGCAATGAAGTAAAAACCATTAACTACTCATATTATGTAGTGGCTAATTCCATTATTCGCGTAGATAACAATTTCAATGAAACGGTTATTACCATTCCTGTAGAGCTAACCACACAGGCGGGTGATATATTCTTTGATTTTATTGTTAATGGTTCAATTGTTTATGCCTGCTTTGCTGATGGTCAGCACCTTTATATTTACCGGGAAGATACGCAAGAGTTTGGTATCGCTACGACAACGCACATCAATCCGCTTTATATTAAAGTGTTTGGAAGTCGATTATTATTAGGTAGTCCTACTAGCGCCGCTTTCTTTCTGTCTCAAATATTATTGGGCGACCCAACACAACCATTCAATACTTTTTTAGCAAATGTCATGGTCAATACTGGTTCAGTACCGAATGTCTTTGCGCAAGAAGTCGATTTAATCAGGCAGTTTGCCGTTAAGGATAATACACTTTACATATTCACTGCATTTAGTATAGGTATATGGAGTGATACGCCTTCGGCAGTCACTGATGATACTGGTACAACAACCACTTTTCCTTTCAAGAAAAACTCTTCTGCGCAATGTAATGTAGGACTAGCTGATAATGCTGCTAATACTGTAGATACCAGCTTTGATTATATCGCATGGCTAGGCCAGTATAAAAATGGCTTGGTCCAACCCATGCGAATGAAAGGCAATACCCCGGAAGTGATGCAAGGGGAAGCTATGGATGTTTTATTACAACGACTCACGAATCGGCAAAAGCTATCACCTAATAACACGATTATTTATGATGGGTTTTTATATGAATATGAGAATCGTATTTTCTATCGGCTTTCTGGTGGTTTATTCGATCCTACTGGTTTTCTGGATAAGATCACAGACAGTTTTTCTACCCAGTTTAATTTCAGATTAGAAAAGTGGAGTCGATGTGCTGAATTAAATGGTGGACGTTCGCGTATTCGAAAGCATCTTTACTTTGCCAATCGCCATTTAGTTACGGTGTTAGGGGATGGTACTGTTTATGATATGGCAGGCCAGTACTATGTGAATGAAAGACGCAATCCTGCACAAGCTAATGCACAGGCGATTGATGCTTATATCGTTGAACCGTTTCGGCAAGAAGCCGTTACACCGCTTATCAATGTAGATCATTTTGAACCTGATGATGTTACCAATTCAGAATTTGAAACACAGTATGTTGAAATAGATTTTGTGTTTGGCGAATCGTTTATTAACTATAGTGATGAGCCATTCGAAAATACCACATTCATTATTGCGGAAAATGAAGGGGCAGATAGCAAGCCCATTTATATTATTGCGGAAAATAGTGTGGAAGGCGAACCTGTTTTTATCATTACCGAAGATGGTAATTTTCCCACGACAGAAAGCCCTACCTATAACACGCTATTTAAACCGCATATTGAATTATACTGGTCGGATGACGGTGGAATTACCTTTGCCTCCGCCGATGTACGCGAGTTTTCGGTGCAAGGCCAATATCAATGGCGTATGCGCTGGTATGAATTAGGTACGTCACGAAATCGCTGTTATAAACTAGTATGTGTTAGCCCTGTGCCAATTGTGGTATTGGGAGGCTGGATGAGCGGACATAGGATATCAGGCGGTGCTGACTAGAGCAGATCAGGTAACATTTGATGAAGTTGAAACATTGCCATGGAAAGATTATGGCACATTTTTAGGAATATTAGTGGACGTATTCAACACTGACTTGGATAATATAGAATCACAATTGAATGCATTGTCGACTCGAATAACCGCTTTGGGAGGATAGGATTATGGCAGGAGCAGCAGCAGGATTAGCAGGATTAGCCGCTTATCCCTTTGGTACAAAAGCCATTGATAGCTTTTTGCATCCTGAAAAAGCCTTTCAAGCGGCAGAAGATCAATCCCAAAAATACTATGTTGATGCGCAAGGGAAGTTACAGCCGATTGTGAATAATGGCATCAGCCAGTTTCAACGGTTGAATGGTCAAGCCGATGCGCTAGGTAATCCCGTACAGCTTGAAAATCAGTGGAATCAGGCGTACACACAATCCCCGCAAGCCGCACAAGCCATTGCTTCTGCCAAAGCCACAGGGCTTGATTCTGCCGCCAGCCAAGGGCTTTTAGGCAGTAGTGCGGCTCTTGAAAATATTCAAAAGTCAGCCGCAAACATTGGTCAAAATGATCGTCAAAACTATTTGAATGACCTCATGCAAAAATATTTAGCCAGTGTGGGTATAGGTCAAAATCTCTATGGTGTCGGAGCAAATGCTGCGGGGCAGCAAAGCACGAATGCGGTGAATCAAGGTAATACACAAGCAGGACTTGCTTATGGCGAACAAAAAGCACCCGGCGATATTCTAGGTAATATTCTAGGTAAAGCTGCCAATGCTGGTATTAACTATGCAACAGGTGGAGTAATGAAATAATGGCAGCCTCAGGAACAGGAATACCATTATCAGGTGGCACGGGAATGGATGCCTTTGACCAAGGCTTTAAGACCATGCAGAGTGCGATTGATTCGATTCGTCAAAATCAATATCGTACAGGTACGCTCGCAGTCGCACAGCAAGAATTACAGCAAAAGCAAACTATGCTACCTGCAATGCTGCAAAAGTATGCTGATGAACATGAATTAAATCCTTATCAAAGAGATTTATTAAAAGCTCAAGCCAATGAAGCGGTAGCGCGCGCTAATAAAGAAGGTGCAAGTTCGGGTATTTTAAATGAATTTATGAAGTCACTTCATGATGGTACGCCTAGTAATCAAAATCCTACACCAAAAGTCGAAAACACCGGCGAAGGAAATTATGGAATTAAAGACTCTAATAAAGCACATTTTGGTAATCCTAATGCCACTCAAGGCGGCGATGAAGGTTTAATCAATGTAAATGCTCAAGGTGGTATAATTGACCCGCGCGCTCAAGAGCACCCACCCATAAATGCAGCACAGGCCAACGCGCCAAGTGCTAATCCAATGAATATGCCTAATAATCCTGACACTATTCAGAATTCCAGTTTAATGCCAGATAATGAAGCGCAGCAAAATCCTGATGATAATGCACCTGCATTACCTCCAAGAATTGCAAATGCCGCATCGCAACAATTAACAAATCCTAACGCGCAAGCCGCGCCAAATGGACAAACTGGACAAATACAGGATAATCAACAATTAACACAGGAAAAGAAATATCCCACTAAAATTGGTGAAACGGTGGTTATTCAAAAACCTATTCGAAGTACAAAATGGGATAATTTTCCTAAAATGGAAGGTTTGCCAGATTTTACACCTAAGAAAGAAACTATTGCCGATGGCGTAGTCAGAACTACGTATCCCGGCAGTGGCATGATTACTTTGACCAAAGAAGCTCCGAGTTTTGAAGAAAAACAAGAAATAGCCCAAAAGAACCGTAGTGACCTTGCTTATCAGCAAGAAAAAGCGCGTGCCGATTTACAAGATGAAAGACAATCAAAGCAAGAACATCAACAAGCTTTAAAAGAAGGTGACAAAATTGTAGCTGAAACACGGCCTATTGTTGATACCATTGATTTATTGAAAAGAGCTATAAAAATACAGGAAGATAATC